TCGTACGCTCATCCAATGTCGCAAGCCACTGTTTCTTGACCTTGATTCCGAGCCCCTCCGCCCGCTTCATCGCATCCATGCGGCCTGCGTTCTGTATTCCCGTGGCCATTGTCCGAGCGTTGCGGATGGCAGCAGCCTTTTCGCCGCCTGTGACGCTTTGGAGCCTTTTGTAGAGTGTTGGAATGCCTTCGCCTTGGAGGATGCCCTGCGTCATTGCGGATTGCACTCTCTGACGGTTCCACTGTAGGATTTTTCCGTCTCTGATGTCCTTTGCGGTCTGTCTGCCCGGTGCATGGTAGATCTGCGGGTTCTCGCGCCAGAGCCGTTCGACGGCCTCACGGGAGTAAAGCGTATACGATGTGTCAATTCGCCCGCCGCGCTCCACCTCAAACGTTCCGTAGTTGTGGTTTGACGCATATACCTCCGCCATGTGTCCGTTGACAATGCTCTCGGCAATTTTATGGGCGTTCAGATAGTCCTGTGCGAGTGTATCCCGCATTTCTTGCCAGCGCTTGCCCATGAGCACCTGGCCTTTGGCCCACTTCTTGTATTCCGCCTCGGTTTTCGTGCCTTCTGCGACCCATTTCCGCCATGTCTCGTCTTTCTTGGCAAATCTCTGCAAGTAGTCATTCAGTTTGGCAGCCATCTCTTCGTGGGCCTGTTTGTACTCCTTGGCGATCTCCTTCTCCATCCGCTCGATGATTCTGTCTGTCTCCTCATGGGCGGGGTCAGGCCGTCTATTCATTCACCCTCACCGTCCTCGGGTTCGGTCGGTTCCTGGGGCGGTTCTGTCAGATCGTAGCCTCGCGCCACTTCGTCCGCCGCCATCTTCGCGAGCATCTCGTCGGCCTTGTCCGCATCGCCAAGCAGTGTGAGGATCCTTCGCGTCACGTATTCTGGATGAAGAAATTCTCCCGCCGAAACCAGTAGTGTGATTTCTTCCTCCTTGTCGACCAATACAGACCGCGTAAACGTCGGGTGGTCTTCGATCCCTGCGACAGCCAATATGCCTTTAACAAACTCCAAGACGCAGTATTCGTATTGATCCGTTTTGTTGTTCACAGGTTCGTAACTGGCCTGTATCTGTTTGGCTGTGACAGCCTCCCCCGCAAGTTCTTCGACATTTAACGCCATGTAATCACAGTAAAGGTCTTTACGCAACTGATTGAGAATAGATTCTCGCGCTGAATATGGTACTTCAAGCGTGTGCGCTTCGATGGTCTGGCCGTCCTGGAGCGATGCCCCGTGAACCGTTCGAATGCGCTGCACAAACTGAGCGAGATCGATGTCATCCATTCCGCCGGCATTCTGCACGATCCAGTAAATCTGTGACGCGTCATCCAGATCATTGGCAAACCCGCTCTTGATCAGATCATACGCGTCAATCTGTTCACGAATCCCGATGATCTCCGACTGTTTGTACGGATTTCCATACAATGGCACGATCGGAAACGTCGGATAATTCCGCCCGTCGTATATCGGCTCCTTGTCTGCTTCCGAGTAGGTGACCGAAACCACATACGGGCGTTTCGGGTGCAGTATTTCGCCTTTGCTCCCATGCCAGATATAATCTGTGTATCCATCAATCTCATAGAGTGTCGCTCTCAGCGGTTTCTGCGGGTCAATCTGCCAGAACCTCGCGCCTGCCATGAGAGCCCCGTTCTCTTCGTCGTACAGCGGAGCAAATTCAAGGACGCTAAAAACGTCTAAATGGTCGAGGTTAAAAAAACCAAAGCTCACACCTCCGATCAATGCTTTTTGCCCGGCCTGCTGCAATTTGATGTCGAAGTCCTCCCCCAGCTTATCTTTTGTGGCATCATCTTCCCATGTTACTCCGTTTCCGAGTAGGTACTGGTTCTGCTGAGTCACGAATCTGTAAAAGAAATTGCTTGGTATCTTGTAGTTAGCTGACCAGTTATCCGGCACCGCATTGCCCGACAGCGTGTAGAGCAGCTTCTGATACTGCATGATCGTCCTGTTTTTGTGCCTTGCGTAGTCCTCCGCAATCTCCGCGGTTTTGTACAGATCCGTCGTTTTGTGGTAGTTGATAAGTCTCTTTACAAAGTCCATGCGGACGTTCTCATCGTCGCCCAGTTCCAGCAAATCCTGATAGGTTATCATTTGTTAATCACCTCACAGTAAATATGTTTGATTAAGCGGAATTGTCCGCTTTGGTACCGCAATTCGGGTGGATTTGACGAAGTAGCGCATACTGTCCATAAGATGGTCATCCGCCTTGATCGGCCTGTCCTCTGCTGCCTTGTCGTCCCACACATAGCCTTGGGCCTCTTTCTTCCAATTGGTCAGTAATGGTGCAATTTTGATGATGCCCGTCTTGAGCGCGGTCGCTGTCTCTCTGATTCCGTCAGCAACAGCGTTGTCAGCTTTCAAAACACGATACCGTCCTTCCCGTTTTTGCAGTAGCGTGATAAATGAAGCCGCCGACGGGTCAATGTATGTCTTCAGCCGTCCCTTGACATATTTTCCGATAAAGCGGTCAAGATCCTCTGCGTATTCCTCATCCGTCTTTTGTATGCCCGTGTCTCTACCGGAATAGTAGTATTCATCCACGGCCCACCAAATCCGTGACTTCGGGTAATGCGCCCACATGATCGCCGCAAATGCGTTCTGCGTTCCGTAGTCGACCGACATTCGATATTCATCCGGGGTTTCGTCTGCAGGCGGCTCCGTGATCGCGTCCTCATACATCGGATAGATCAGACCCTCCGCAAGAGTCCATTCGCCGAGGATGTAGCGGCCGTAGTAGACGGTTCCCTCGTACTCTTTACAGAGATTGTCGACAAACTGCTTTGGCAGAAAAGGATTGTCGAAAATGACGTATTTCTGCACGTAAGAATCAATATCGGGATTGTCGATAAACTCCTTAAGCCAGTGCCCCGGGTATTCGGGGTTGCAGGCTCCGTCAAAGCGCGAGTATGCTTTATCAAGACGGCTCTGGAGCATATGGAACACTTCGGGGTTCCACTTTGCAATTTCGTCACCATAGCAGTATTTGACGGACATACCTTGGATTTTCGCTACCTGGCTGACCTTTTCCGCACCCAAGCAGTAGACAGGCACTCCGCAAACATACGCGATGTTCTGGGAATTGATGGATTTAACCACTTCCTCTGTGTATAACTCCCTCATTGGCTGCAGCACGTTTCGTTCAATTGTGGATTTCGATACGCCGATAATCAGATTAAGGCCAGATTCGTCCTTCAGAGAACGCAGTCTGTACGGTATCATGTGGCAGACATCGACGAACGACTTCCCCGACCTTACCGCACCTACTTTGAGGTTCCATCGCCGATTAGCGTTTCGGATGTACTCATTCTGCTTCTTGCTCAAATGCATTTGCATGAACCTCCCGCAGAATCTTATCCAGTTTGTCGAGAGCGTCTTGGTTGCTCGTGCTGTCGTTGAACATACCCAAATGTCTGCATAGCATTTCGAGGGCGCGGTTCTTGTCAGCAAGCTGCACGACCACATCACCCTTGGAGTTGTAGCGAATAGAAGTGATCGCGGGCCGCAGCTCTTTCGGTATGTCGTCCGTGTCCTTCACAATGATCTGACCGTTTCTGACGTTCACAAAGTTGGTGTAATCAGCCATTCCGATACAGACAAGCTCCTTCAGCACTCGTTCCTTGGTGATTCCTGTCTTTTCGGAGCGTTTATCCATCCGTCTTTGAATTTCAGCTTGAATCTCAGGTTTTTTGAGGTTTTCAGAAGCAACAGCTCCCGCCGTCTTCTCACTGTATCCCGCCCTAATCGCCGCCTGTGTTGCATTCAAGTCAATCAGATACTCATCAATAAATCTTTCCTGTTTTGGCGTTAATTTCTTCTCATTTCCCATGTCCTCACATCCATATACACAAAATAGGCCGATGGTTCGTCGCCACCGGCCTCAAGGGAAGGATACACTCCGAGGTTCGCGGTCACGAATCTCTCAATATATTGTATCAAACCCTTTATTTTCTTGCAATATCTCGTTTACGCTTCTGTATTCTCTCGTTTTCTCTTCCGTTCACGCATCCGCTCGATCCAGGTATCCACGTAGTCGCTCATCACATCGAGGTAGGCAGCTTCCCCGCTCATGTGCTTGCGGGGCTTGAAGTAACCGACGGAGATGCAGGCAAAAGGCGAACACCGACGGGTCTTGCCGTGATTGGAAAAGTAACTGCACGACTTGTGGGTGATGTACCGTCCCCAGCCGCCGCCGATCTCTTTACAGTGGCAGCAGACGTTTTCGGTAAACTCGGTCACCTCTTCCTCGGTCATGTATTTCCAGAGCTCCGTATACTCTTCGGGCCCGTATTTGTGGTAGATCTGCTCGGGGATCATGGCTCGTCCCTCCCGTTGTAGTCATCGTCATCGGATGCCACCATCATGCAGGCAAATGTGATGATGATGAGAAATAACGCCAGTGCGACCACGCAGATCCCAATAAATAGTCTCATATGCTCTCCCTCCGTAATTTGCTTATTTAAGGTCGTAACGATCTTTGCAGAGCGAATACCCGTACAATGTGTCGTAGGCTTGTATCTGCTCAAATTTCGAGCCGTACCCGATAAGTTTGTTGCCGTTCTCGTCGAGGATCCATGTTTCGCCCTTCTCCAGCGTGGTATCCTCTGTGAAGTGAAGGTATTGCAACAGTTTTTTCCACGCAAACTCATCGACAAGATCCTTTTCGGTGTATACGTCTTCGGGTTCGGGGTGGCGATAGAAAACCTCTTTGAGCTGCTCTTCCGACATTTCGAAGACTCGAATAGGCAGTTTTGGATTTTTCCGTAGTTCTTCTACCATGTCGAGCCATGACATCCAGCCGTGATCGAGGTATGTGGCCAGCTTGTTGATGCCCTGGAAGACCCGTCTTTGTCGTTCCTCGCCGAATCCGAATGTGTCATGGAGGACGGAAGCGTAAGCGATCTGCAGCGACGTAAAAACCACATCGCGGAGCCTTTCAGTCATTTTATCCAATTCCTTCATGTTGATCGGCGGGTCGAGCTTCGTGATCCGTCGGAACCGCAGTTCACGCTCAACGCCCTCGATGCCTTCTTCTTTTGCCACCTTTGCCGTTCGGGCCATGCCGTCGCGGTATCCCTGCTCATATTGTGATAGTTTCCCCATCGTCATCCTCCACCTCTACCAAATGCCAACCCTTAGTCTTGTATTTACCTTTCCGCAGTTTGCTGGTAATTGCTTTTGCCCCATTGTATGTGTAGCCCATGCTTGCCAAGTCCCGAGCACTGTCCGCAACGAGTAAGGGCAGCTCGTATTCATCTCTTGTTGTCTTGACATACAAATACATGATTGCATCTCCTATTTCCCGCTGCTTCCGAATCCGCCGTGACCGCGCTCTGTTTCGGGCAGAACCTCGACAGCTCGGAACACGATTTCTCTGTACGGAATGATGACAAGCTGCGCGATCCTGTCTCCCGTCCGCACTGCCTGGTCAATGTCCGACTCATTCCGCAGGCCGACGAATATCTCGCCGCGATAGTCCGAATCTATCACGGATACGCCGGTGGAGACGGTCAGGCCACGATTGGTTGACATTCCCGATCGGGAGAAGATTGCGCCGAAATACCCGGGAGGAATGGCGGCGGCAAAACCGACTCCGAATTTGTGTACCTCGCCCGGTCTGATCGTGGCATCCTCCAGTGAGTAAAGGTCGTTCCCCGCGGCCTCTCTGCT